TTATTATCTACAGATGACCTACGTTTGAGGCTCGAAAGAACCTGGATTCAACATATTAAATTGTGTCAGGATAACTTTCTGTATTTCGTAAAAAATGTATGGCCTGAATTTATTTGTAAAACAGAAAAAAATAAAGATGATTGGGGGCACCACCAAATTATTGCAAAAGAGTTTACTGACATAGCCAAAGATAAAAAAGGAAGGCTCATTGTGAATATGCCTCCTAGACATACAAAATCTGAATTTGCCTCTATCTATTTTCCCGCATGGATGATTGGTAAGTATCCCAAAATGAAATTAATGCAAGTCTCACACAACGCAGAACTATCCGCAAGGTTTGGTGCAAAGGTAAGAAATTTAATTGATAGCAAAGAGTATAAAGAAATCTTTGGAGATGTTAAACTAAGAGAAGACTCAAAAGCAAAAGGACGTTGGGAGACAAATCACGGGGGTGAATATTATGCAGCGGGGGTTGGCGGTTCTATAACAGGACGAGGGGCGGATCTTTTGATTATTGATGACCCACACACTGAACAAGATTCATTATCTGATTCAGCGATGGAAAGAACTTTCGATTGGTATTTATCAGGACCCAGACAACGTTTACAACCAGGTGGATCTATTGTTTTAGTTATGACCCGTTGGGCCGAGGACGATTTGACGGGAAGACTGATTAAATCACAAACAGAACCTAAAGCAGATAAATGGAAACAAATTTCTTTTCCTGCAATCTTACCAAGTGGTAATCCAGTATGGCCAGAGTATTGGAATCTAGATGAATTAGAAAAAGTTAAAGCTTCGTTGTCCGTGAGAAATTGGTCGGCACAATACATGCAAGAACCAACTTCAGAAGAAGGAGCCATCTTGAAGCGTGACTGGTGGATCCCGTTTCACGGGCCTATGCCTCATCTTAAACATGTCATACAATCTTACGATACAGCATTCTCTGCAAAACAAACTGCAGACTATTCAGCAATTACAACATGGGGTGTTTTTCAACAAAATGAATCAGAACAAAATTCAATCATGTTACTTGATGCCGTTAGAGGTAAATTAGAGTTTCCAGAATTAAAAGCTTTAGCATTAGAACAATATAAATACTGGGAACCAGAGACCGTGGTTATAGAAGCAAAGGCCTCGGGCCAGCCACTTATCTTCGAGCTTAGAAGAATGGGTATACCTGTAGTTGATTTCGTTCCATCAAAAGGCAGAGATAAACATACACGGGTCAACGCCTGTGCTCCTATTTTTGAAAGTGGGCAAGTCTTTTATCCTTATGGTGAAAAATTTGCTGAAGAAGTTATCGAAGAATGCGCAGCGTTTCCACATGGAGAAAACGACGATTATGTTGATAGCACTACGCAGGCTATGTTAAGATACCGTCAAGGTTACTTTGTTTCAACTTATTCTGACGAGGATGAGAAATCATTGTACAAAGATAACAAATACGTATATTATTAATAGGAGATAGACATGTCAAAAAGAAAAAAAAGACTCAAGAAAGCATTATTAGCAGGAGCAGCTTTATATGGTGCATCTAAATTGATGAAGCCAGATGTAAGCGGTGCTAAAGCTATGAAAGCTACTGAGATGAACGAAAGAAGAGTACCAGCTTTTATTAAAAAAAGAGGCGCAGGTATGGAAGGTGCATTTTTACCTAAACCACCAAAAGGAAAAACAGTTATCCCAGAAAGTGATTTTTTTGGTATAGATCCATTTGGTCCAGGTATGGGAGCTAAAAAAGGTAAAATGATGAAAGCTGCAGGCGGTGCTTTAGTAAGCAGAGGCCAAGGCCAAGTCATGAGAACTAAAAAGACAAAAATTATCTAATGGCTGAAATCGATAAAACATTAGAAACTGCGATAGATGAATCGCAGCAGGAGGCGGTAGATATTGAGTTAGAGGGAGAACAACCTGTAACAACAGAACAAGCTTTCGATGCCACAGAAGAATTTTATAAAAATATCGCTTTAGATTTAAGCGATGAAGTTCTTCAAAGAATTTCTAAAAACTTAGTCGATGAATACAAAAAAGATAAACTTTCAAGAAAAGATTGGGAAACATCTTACACAAATGGTTTAGATTTATTAGGATTTAAATATCAGGATATGACTAGACCATTTAAAGGTTCCGCTAGTGTTACCCATCCTTTACTTGGAGAGGCAGTTACACAATTTCAAGCACAAGCGTACAAAGAATTATTGCCAAGTGATGGTCCAGTGAGAGCAAAAGTTGTTGGTAATGAAGATGATGCAAAAGTTAATCAAGCACAGCGTGTTCAAGAGTTCATGAATTACATGATCACTGAAAAAATGGAAGAGTATACTCCAGACATGGACCAGTTATTATTTTATTTACCTCTTGCAGGTTCAGCATTTAAAAAAGTTTATTACGATGACATTATGCAAAGAGCTGTTGCTAAGTTTGTACCAGCTGAAGATTTAGTTGTCCCTTACTACGCTACTGATTTAATGGATTGTGAAAGAATAACTCATGTTGTTAAGATGGGTGAGAATGATATTCTTAAACAACAAAAAGCAGGTTTCTATAGAGATGTAGAATTAAAGCCAGTTCAATACGAAAAATCACAAATTCAGAAAAAATATGAAGAATTAGAAGGGGTAACACCTTCAGGAGATCAGCCAACAAACTTTAATATTTTAGAAATGCATGTTGATTTAAATTTAGAAGAGTTTGAAATGCAAGATCCAGAAAAACAAGTTAAAATTCCTTATATCGTAACTATTGATGAAGGTTCAGGAGAGGTCTTATCTATCTACAGAAACTACGATATGACAGATGAAACAAAAAAACGTAAAGAATATTTTGTACATTACAAATTTTTACCTGGTTTAGGTTTTTATGGCTTTGGTTTAATTCATATGATTGGTGGATTATCTAGAACAGCTACACAAGCACTTAGACAATTATTGGATGCAGGTACATTATCCAACTTACCAGCAGGATTTAAGTCTAGAGGTATAAGAATTAGGGACGATGATCAGCCATTTCAGCCGGGTGAGTTCAGAGATGTTGATGCACCGGGTGGAAATATAAGGGATCAGTTTCAAATTTTACCATTTAAAGAGCCATCACAAACTTTATACAGCTTATTAGGCTTTGTTGTACAAGCTGGACAAAGATTTGCAGCTATAACAGAGATGGATGTGGGTAATGATGCACAAAATAGGGCTGTTGGAAGCACAATTGCACTTTTAGAACGTGGTTCACGTGTAATGTCAGCAATACACAAACGATGTTACTACGCAATGAGAAAAGAATTTAGACTTTTAGCAGGAATTTTTTCAACATATTTACCACCAATGTACCCTTACTCGGTTTATGGCGCTGATAGAATGATAAAATCACTCGATTTTGACGAAAGAGTCGATGTTATACCGGTTGCCGACCCAAATATTTTCTCTTTATCTCAAAGAGTTACACTTGCAAACGAAAATTTAAAGATTGCACTGTCTGCACCTCAATTACACAACGTAAGAGAAGCATATCGAAGAGTTTATGAAGCATTAGGTACAAAAGATATTGATAATGTCTTAAGACCTGAAGAGGTACCAACACCAAAAGACCCAGCTGTTGAAAATATGGAAGCATTACAGATGAAAATACCTAAAGCATTCCCACAACAAGACCATGATGCACATATAAACGCTCATAGAGCTTTTATGGCTACAAGAATGGTGCAAATTAACCCAATGGTTTACGCATTATTGCAAGGACACATTTCAGAGCACGTAAGTTTAAAAGCGCAAGGAGAAGTTGGTGCTGCAATTGCTAATGATCCTGCAATGCAAATGATGTTACAAGATGATCCTCAAGGTGCACAGTTACAAATTGATGCAATGATTGCAAATAAAATTGCACAACTAACAACTGAGCTTGCACAATCAGAAGGTGCTCAGAATCAAGATCCGTTAGTTGCATTAAAACAAAGAGAACTAGATTTAAGGGCTTTAGACCTACAAAGAAAAGCAACTGAAAATCAAATGAACTTTGATTTAAAAGAACAAGAAGTCGAAGAGAAACTTGACATCGAAAAAATGAAATTAGAAGACAACCAAGAGCAACATGATGAAAGAATTAGAGTTGCTAGAGAAAAATTAGATGTACAAAAGAAAAAAATTAAAAAATAAAAAATTTAAAAGAGGTGGCTCTACTGGTTTTGAAGGTTCACCAGAGTTAGGTGGAAGAGGAACGACTGCAACGTATGGTTTTGATCAAAGCGGACCAAGTGATAACCAAACTGTACAAGCTATAAAAGATACAGGAATAAAAACTAAAACAGCTACTTCAGCAGCTATTGGAATAGTAGGTAAAACTATTTTTGATGTTAGTGGTATGGGACTCGCGTACGGTGCTGCTAAAAAAGTAGGCACAAAATTACAGCAAGCGGTTACACCTAAGATAGCAAAAGATACCGCTAAAGCTAGATTGTCCGGTTCACCAATTTATAAATACCCTACACCTAGAAAACCTATTACACCAACATTAGGTGGTGATAATAATGCTGTAACGCAACCTTTAAAAAAAATTTTGAAAAAACCAATACAATCTGATACAACCGGAGTCGCGTCTTTTAGGCCGAAAGATTTTTTCCCCTTTCAAGCCTACAAGAGTGGAGGAGTCTCTAGCGGGCCTCCTCCTCTAAAAGGGCCGAACTCGCAAGTTCCGCCAGTAAAATTTAGAAAAGGTAAAATGACAAAGTCATATAAATTTTCTTGTCCATCAAGACCAGATGGTATAAGAGGGATGGGTGCAGCAATTAAAGGACATAAATTTACAGGAGTAAAATGAGTAAAGATCCAAAAGTTGGAACAGGAAAAAAACCTAAAGGTTCTGATAGAAGATTATACACAGACGAAAATCCTAAAGATACTGTAAGAATTAAATTTGCAACAGTGCAAGATGCAAAGAATACGGTAAGTAAAGTTTCAAATATTAATAAATCTTTTGCAAGAAAAATACAAATTTTAACTGTGGGTGAACAAAGAGCAAAGGTCATGGGAAAAACTGAAGTTGCAAATATTTTCAAACAAGGTAAAAATAAAATAAGAAAAAAAGAAGGGAGAGCTTAATGGCTTGGTTTAGTTTAGCAAAGATTGCGCTGCAAGCTGGCGCAAAGATATATTCTAACCGTCAGAAGACTAAAATGGCAATGTC